CCCGTAAGCGCACACCAATATTAAATCAAAAACTGTGAGGGAGGCGCTTGCGCCGTGGCTGATTTCGTCGATCAATTTTTAACATACACAGAAGAACGGCCTTCGCCGGAAATCTTTCGCAAGTGGGCGGCAATCACAACGCTCTCCGGTGCGCTCGAAAAGCGCGTCTGGACGCAAACAAAAGCGGGACCGCAATTTGCAAACCTTTATACCATGCTCGTCGCCCCACCGGGAGTCGGCAAATCACAAGCAATAAACCCCGCCGAGCAACTCCTAAAAGCCACAAAGAAATATCATATCTCGCCTAACAGCGTGACGGCTGCAAGTTTCATCGACGCACTTGCCCGCGCACACAGATCCGTATTGCTGCCAAACAATAAGCTGCTCGAATATCATCATATGTTTGTGTTCGCAGCAGAACTCGGTGTCTTTTTAAATGCGCATGACTTAAACTTTTTGAGCATTATTAATGAACTATTCGACCACAAAGACTCCTATCGGGAAGAAAGACGACACAGCCTTAAAGAACCCATCGACATTCCAAAACCCATGACTACGCTCTTGACAGGATCGCAGCCGGGATTTCTTGCCACGTTGTTACCCGAGGCTGCATGGACGATGGGTTGGACCTCACGAATGCTTATGGTCTATTCATCATCCACGCCAAGTGTTCCGCTATTCGGCAAATACAAAAATCAAGACATCTTACAAACTTCGCTTGTCAAAAAGCTCGATGAAGTTGCCGACTACTATGGCGAGATAAAGTGGGATGCGAATGCGATTGCGGAAATGGAACGATGGCGGAAAGACAATTGGGCACCAGTTCCTGACCACCCAAAGCTCGCCAATTACACTCCCCGTCGCGGAACAATCTTCGCGGTTAAATTGTCTATGGTTGCAGCCATGTCGAGAGGGGAAGAGTTGGCAATTCGCCTTCAAGATGTGGAGCGCGCAAGAGGATGGCTTTTAGAAATCGAAGAACTCATGCCGCAAATTTTCCGCGACATGATTATGCGTTCCGACGATCAAGTGATGGAAGAAACTTTCCAATATTCATTTGAGATTTACTTAAAACACCGCGCGCCTTTAGCTTCATCCCTCATCCTGCGCTTTTTGTGTCAACGCACACCGGCAGAAAAAGCGGAAAAGATTTTATCGTTAATGGAAAAGTCTGGGATCTTTGAGCGTGTCGCAGGAACGGAAAGTTATATTCCCCGTTCCCGCAACATGCACGGTCTAGCCTAACGCTAAAACCTTAGAGCCATTAGCTACTCAGTATTCGATGTGCTTAATACTTAATGCAATACAACACTGAATAGTTTTCTGGTCTTGTTTCATTGCCGCCAGATGTGGAAGTAGCTACTGACAATCCTGTAACAGACGATGTAGTATTCGTAAAAGCGGTTGCAGGGGTAGTTAGTGTATAAAAAACGCCTGATGATCCACCATTCATACCGATGGCTGAAATACCATGATTGTGCGCAGCTTCTGTTGTGCTGTGGTTATGATTTGCGTATTGATCTGATTGATAACTGGCGAAAGCTCTACCTGTAAATGTAAGAGGAGTTGTAGCGGAAGCAAATGTCATGTTGTTCGTGCCACTTGCTGTCGGACCAAATGATAAAGAGGTAGCAGTTGCAGTAGCAATCGCCCCTATCGATATAACTATAGTTGTGGAGTTTGTAATAGAAGAAATAGTTGTTCCAGCATATATATTTGGACCCGATATAAATTGGCCAGCAACCATTCCTGTCGTGCTCGACAATCCAGTTATAGTTGTTCCACCTGCTGAAGTATTCCCTGTTAATGGCAAACCAACTGAAATTTGTGTCGTGCTATTTATCGATGTGATTACAGTTCCAGATAAAATACCGGTGCCAGAAACGCCTTGTCCTACCGTAAGACCTGTAGTGCTTGAAAGCCCTGTTATGGTATTACTACCAAGTGATGTGGTGCCTGACAAAATACCAGATGTAACAGTAGCATTTACAGGAGTGGTAGGAGAAGATGCTTGGCCAAGCGTAATCGATGTTGAGGAATTGATGGCCCCTACGACTGTATTACTTGGAATACCAGTGCCGGATACAGGCATACCAACATACATGAACGCTGTAGAAGCTAATCCTGTAATAGAACTGCTACCAGATGTAACAACGCCGCCAGATAATGTTGTATCAAATCCTCTGCCGTTATCCCATCCTCGTAGAAAAGATCCTCTAAAGTCCGGCACGTTAAATGTTGTAGAGCCGTCACCTGTTCCCCATGTTGTGCTGATCTTTCCGAAAAGTCCGGCGTATGTTGAGCGAGAATATGCGGTGCCATCTGCAGCAAGCCATCCAGCTGGACAAGTATTCATTGCAAATGACGCGACCTCGCCCGGAGGCTGCACACTTGGATTGGTTATGAGTTGGAATTGACCTGTCGCGGCAACATATGTCACGCCAATAACACTACCTGCAACAACTTCAAAGCCTGTTAAAAACGATGTAGTTGTGCCATTTGTTTTCACAACAGCTGCAGCGCCTGTGCTATTCACATTCAACGTCATAGATGCTGTGTTTGTTGTGCCAGCGATAAAGTAAAGCGTTTGGCCATCTAATTGCGTGAACGTGGAGACAGAAAGGGTTTGGGCGTTAGCTGTGCCGCTAGAAGTTCCTCCCCATCCTAAGTTCGATGCAGAAGAAGTATCGGATGTGTATTTTGTCCAGACTGTATTATCATTAGAGTCTTTTAAAACTTGGCAATAGCCGCCTGTGCCAAAGATTGTCGCACGACCGGCGGAGTCCAAAATCACAGGATTGGTATTAAGAACTGATCCGGCACTATCCGACCAAGTATTTTTCAAAATCGAACACGTTGGATAGTTTGAATAGAAAAAAACTTTGCCACTGGCATACGGAACACCGCTGCCGCTTATGAATTGCTGCTGGCCGTTTGGCAAAAGCGTAGCAGATTGCAAAGACGTTGTGGACAGCAAAAGGGCGGTAAGCCCTGCGGTAACTTTTTTCATCATCGACCCCTTCCAACACCAACTTCTGTCGGAACTTGTGCAGCTCCGCGCATTCCTAAAGCGCCCACCCCTCGAGCAAGCGTCGGCACTAACGTGCCACCTTCTAACACATTTCTTCCAACAGTCGGACTCGCCATCAACACATTTCGCAATCCTGCGCCAATGGCCTGACCGCCACCTAATGCAGCCGCGCCGATTGCAGTTGCTTCTGCAGGAAGGCCAAGCCAATGCGCAGCGTACGCACCTAAAGGCACAGGCCCGTATTGCAATGCTTGTTGTGCAGCTTCGGCAGGTGTAATTCGTGGTGCAGGTTTTGCGGTGCCGGTCGATGTGGCTTTTGGTAAATGCTGACCAGCTTCCGCTAACTCACGAATGTCACCTGTCAGACCTTTGCGATTTACTTGCGAGAGAATTTTTGTTGGATCAAGAATTCCGGATGTGGACTTTTCAGCCAATGGTGCAATCGCTGTGAGCTTACGATAATCAGCCCGGGCTTTATTGTAGAGTCCAGCCTTCGCAGGATCGGCAACCTCAAACATATCAAACAACGCTGTTTTCAAATCGTGCCCTACCGTGCGCATTGCTGGATCGGTGCTTGATCCCAGTTCCTTATCAATAAGCCCTTGGTATTTTGTAAGCGCACGAAACTTAGTGCCGGGAAGTTCAAACTGCCATTTGCTTCCAGATTTTGTAGGCTGAATTTCGTTAAAGATGCGAGAGATAATCCCGTCAACTTTGGCTCGAAGGGGGCTTCCATCGAGTGTTGTGGCGTAAACATCTTGGCGGATAGCGCCAAGGTCTTGATAAAGATTTTTGTTTGTCGCCATCGAAGTGTTTGCAGCAATATTGGTAAGATCATTACCAACTTTCCGCATCTGCGATTGCACTTCGGGATTTGTTAAATCCTTACCAGCCATTCCAACTTGTTTCGACAATTCTTCGTTAAACTTTATAACTTGCTCATCGTGAAGGTGTTGTGGAATTACGCGAGCGTCGAGGGCTTTGATTTCAGCATCTTGTGCAATTTGTGTTGGGCGAATGTTGAGGCCGAATTTGGCATTGACGTTTTGAGCCATGTCGCGCAACTGGCGTGAAATTGGTGCAGTAAACGGCGCAACGACGCCGCTAACTAATGGATTGATAAACGCCCCACCAAGTGCGCCACCAGCAGCGCCTCTCGCCAACGACTCACCAAATCCAACATCTTCGGGTTGAAGAGCTTGTGTAAGAGCCGCTTGTCCCACACCTTGAACTGCACCTTGCGCGCCGTAAGACGCACCTCTTGCCAAGCCCGCACCAAGCCCCTCACTTGTCGCAGCAGTTTGGCCGGAAAGAAAACGTGTAGCAGCTTCAATCGCAGGTCTAGCTCTCGGAGCGGCCTGACTTAACGCTTCTGCACCCATTGCAGCACCACGACCGGCAAGCCCCATAGGTAATGCTGTGCCAACCAACGCACCGGCACCTTCAGCAAGCATAGAAGTTGTAGGCCGCGCTTGTTGATACGCCTCACGTTCACGCTGAATGTTGCCAAGAGCTGTGCGGAACGCTTCTTGATAACCCATGCCAGCAGGTTTGTGTGCAAGAGTTGACAAGCCCGCTTCGATGTAAGGCTCCGCACCTAACGTCAAACCTGTTGCGAATGATCTTCCTGCGCCCCAGTTTGCTGGTGGCTCTGCGGGTGTTGCAGGAACCGGTGCGATATAAGGTTGAATTGGTTTTAGCTCTGGAGCTTCCCATGCTTTCGGGAGGGGAGGGGCCGCACGTTGTGGTCCGGAAAATGTGCGTTCCGTTTGTTCAAGCCAATCGCCTTGTGATTGTGGGCCAGCATCATTCATCATCGACGCGGAAGCGACTTGTGTGCCTCCTGGCAGACCGGCGCGCATATCGCCTTTCCAGCCATGCCACGGACCCCAACCAGTTCTCGCCGCTTCATCTAACGAAAAATCGATTTGTTGCCGCCATGTGCGAGGATCTCGCGCGTCAAGTCCGGTGCGCTGCGTGAACACATCACCGAGCCCGCCGACTGCATTTCCACCTTTCGCTACACCACCATAGTGTAATTGGAAAGGCCCAAAGCTGGAGCCTTCATCCCCGGTGTATTGATTGAGCCCTTCGCTTCGTGCAACGCGCAAAGCCACATTCGGATCAATCCCACGCTTTTGTGCGGCCCCGACAATATAACTTGCAGCCTCTTGTGGGTTGTAAACCGATGCTCGATTTGTGGTCGGAGAGGGGTTTGACCAAAGTTCATCAACATCTTTCGGGGTGATTTCGTAGGCCATTACTTTGCTCCCGGCTGCTTAATTTCATAAGGGCCTTCGTGTAGCAAACCTTTTTCCAGCAACTTATCACGCATTCTATTATCAAAGTGAAGCACGTTAAAGGACTCAGGATCACGATATTTTGACCGGCTGTGCATCCCATACCGCTCTGCCGCAAGTGCTTCATACTTTGCAATCTGCGCAATACGATGAACCTCGTTAAACATTGTTTCAATTGCGCGAGGATCGGTTTCAAGGTTCCAGTTGGACTTTAAGAAGTTTTCAACCTCAAGGTTTGTAAAGCGACCTTGGCCTCCAAGCGCAGTTTTCAATTCTTCGAAAGCATTTTTAGTCATCTGCTTTTCGATGTATTGCATGGACGGCAACGCCTTTTTGCTTCCCGGCGCACCCAACAAACTGGCGGCGAGATCCTCCATACCAAGAGCTTGCGCAGCCTTTGCCAACTTCGATCTTGTTTCCATGCCCGGGCCGGTCTTAAACTCACTCAAAGCATCTTTTGCTTTTGTCAATCTACTTTCGAGATCCATTGCAACGGTAGCGTTCGTAGCAATTTTCTTTTCCTCATCTCGCCAAGGCCCTTTGCCTTCTTGATATTCTTGATACGGTTTCATTGAGGCTTGTTCAGCTGGACTAAGCCCTGTGCGAATGCCGGGGGTAGCCGCAGGCCCAGAGGGTTGAGCCTGCGGCCTAGCCGCGCCTTCAGCAGGAGGAGCCACCCCGCCTTGCGCGACATCTTCTTCAGCAGGTGCTTGCGGAGCAGCCTGCGATCTTGGCGTAGCGCCGACCCCCGGAGGTAATGTGCCGGGAAGTTGTGCGCGGGGAGCTTGAAACGGAGTGCCTTCTTCGGTTTGTCCGGACATCATCTCGTATTGAGATTGTAGCGTTTGCTTTGAGGCTTCCATTTGTTTGAGGCCTTGGGCAGAACGCTGCGCCATATTGCGAATTAATGTTTCCGGGTTCATCTTTTGTGATGTGATAAACGCAAGACCTTTAACAGCTTCTTCGCTTGACAGCACACCTGCCGTAACCATTTCCCCGTAAATTCCAGCAAGGTCCTGCTTTGTCAAAACATCGCCAGTTTTTGCAGCCTTATCTAAATACGATGCTGATGTGTTCGCCATGATTTCTTGTTTCTTCATGGCTCCTTCGATTTTGGCGTTCAGCAATTGCTGATTTGTGAGCTTCATCGTCAACGCATCTGATGCGATCTTTGGAAACAACAAAGACGTTTCCGGATGTCCAGCTGCGTCCACAAGAACAGCATTAATATCCACATCTCCCGTTTGCGGGTTTACGTGTTGCTGCATAATTTGACCAAGGCCCGCTTGAGCCCTGTTCATTAACGCTTGTTGCTCAGTGGCTTGCTGGAGTTTTTGCGCTTCAATTCCGCGAAGCGCCAAACCTTGCATCTGCTCCATTGTGTTGAGCGGATTTGGTTGTGCGAACCGTGGGGCTTCTGGAGCTTGTGGAAAGGGGATCTCAGGCATCTAATTGCTCCTTAAAGTTATCGAGCACCACCGGCATAATTTACATTATACCCTTGCGAAGGAAACGGACTTGATTGACCTGTTGCAAAATTCCACAAATCTGAGGGTCCAACTTGGCCATACGAACTGCGACTTGTATTGCCGCCATACATTTGCGCAAGCATTGGTAGAGAGGCGGCATTGCTTACGCCAGTTCCAAATGCGCTTGAGAGAGCTTGTTGGCCACCGGCAAGTGCATTCGCCGCACCCATCGTGCTTGCGCCTATTGTATTGCCGAGATTTGTGTAAGCCCCAATCATCTGCCCACCAAGACCTGTCGCAGATGATGCAAGTTGTCCTGCAGCGCGGCCACCTAATTCCGATGGTCCCATAAGCATGTTGTAGGCTTGTTGATTTTGCACAAGATAATTTTTCAATTGATCTTGGAAAGTTTGAGACGCAAGACCTGTTGCGGTTGTGCCGAGGCCCTGCACCAAATTTCCAGATGTCCCAAGACCTTTTGCTGCAGCACTGTTGGTCATCGCCCCAAGAGCTTGTTCTCTTGCCCATTGATAGCCAGGAGTTTTTTCAAGTCGCTCCATCGTTGGCTCAAAGGTAGAAAGTAAATTCGCACCGCCCCCGCCGACACCAGCTTGTTGCGCACCTGTCCCCTGCAAATAACTCATAAGCAATTTAAGCGAGTCACCGCCAGCTGATGTATAAGGTGAGAGGGCTTCTTTTGCTTGCCCAAACATTTGTTGAGCAGCTTGAATTCCTTGCTGCTGCATAAGTGCAGAGAGAATTCCTGCATTTTGCGCTCCTGCAGCTTGTGTGTTGGCTGCGTTTTGCGCACCAAAGCCGGAAATTAAGTTCCCGGCGAGCATTCCACCGCCCATAAGCGCAATTGATACCGGGTCCATCGTAATCTCCTAAACCTGCGTTATGAGTTTGTAGGTGTTGGCTCCGATCACCAACGTATCAATTTGTTGCCAGCCTGAGGGCATAACCGCTGCATTTTGTAACAAAATCACCGCACCAAGAGGCGCTCCAGTGGAGGAGTCTTCGGTTGTTGGAACGCTGTTTGCGGCAAGTGCGCTCAAAAGGATTTGTAATTGGCGAGAAGGAAACCCATTCGGTTCCACCAAACCTTTTTGAGATGTCGGCACAACTACTTTTTGCATGTCATGTCTCCATCCGCTCTACCTGTATCCACGCGCCATTCAAAGCGGAGGCACAAGCGGCAGTCCATGACAATTCAAACACCCGATCTCTCGCAAAGCCTAATCTACTCCACGAAGGCACTGTGCGATATTGACCTGTCCGACCAAGGGATTGCATCAATCCATTTCCATAACTTACTCCACGATCATCGCTCCAGCGAAGTGTAAGTTGTGGGTTGTCGCTTGGATCGAGGTCTGTGCCGACTTCAATATCAGCCATAAAGTTTGTGTAGCTTATGCGGTCGCCGTCCGACACAAGATGCGGGAAGGAGCGAAGTCGCTGAATTGGCTGGCCATCATCTGTGTAGGCATCAAGATTGAAATAATAGAGTGAACCGTTTTGCCAATCACCTACAATTGTTTTGTTATAGGCTTGCGCAACGCAGTTCGCACGATGACGTTTTAAATTTCCGTTACCATCCAGATAAGCCCGCTCATGCCAAAGTTGGGTGGATAGATCGTAGCACCATGTTTTGCTGGCTGTCGGAAAAGTCAGCATGTAAAAAATGTGTGATCCTTGCTGATAACAAAAACCAATCGCGTCGGATATTTTTGTGTATTTGCCAATAGCGTCAGCAATGGCGGGAGTGGAAATGATGTCGGCCTTATAGGCCGTGCCTTGCATAATCAGCGCCTGACCATTGTTATCTTCCGAAAGCCAGAAAATATTAAGGCCCCATTTTGCCAGCGACCTTAACGCTGCAATGCCATGTTGCAAAAACACGCCCGGAATTGGTTGAAAAGGAAATGGAAAACCGCCAACATTGCTCCAAACTTCTGTCGTGCGTTTTCCAAAACTCCACATTTCTTTATGCACAACGTCAATGATTTGAAGCCGATCAGCATCGCCGGTCATGGTGGCAACGGAAAGTGCGTTATAAGTTGTAGCTCCAGAATTACTTGATTGAATGTTGGCTCCAAGCGTGGAGGAAACCAAAAATGTATCGATGTAACGAATTTGATTTCCACCAACGAAATTTGCAGGAGAAAATGTTGCGAAAGCTAGTGTGGTCAAATCCACACTCCATCCGTTCGTTGATCCATCAAGAATAATCAACGTGGACTTGTTATCATACATACTAACCAGACCACTTTGTGTTGAAATCGTTCCAAGTGTTTGCAACACAAAAGTATCCGGCACGTAATAAACTGTGTCTCCAATCACCGCAAACAAATATCCATTACTTGCGGTATAGAGCTGACGCACTTCAGCAACAATTCCTTGCGTCAAGAACGTCAGCCCCGGAGTGCAATAATGCGTATAAGGAACTTCAGCATCCTTCGTGTTCTGTTCTGGATACAGATTGATACATCTCTGCGCGTTCGCTATTACCGAGCGCGCTTCATATGCACCTTGAACAAGTTGGATCTGAGCCACTTAACGCCCCTTACGATGCTGCGAGGACGTTCGCAATCCATACGCCGTTGTTGACGGCAATGAAAAGCACACGTTTTGCTGCAGCATATGAAACGCCCGTTGAACCGGCGGTGCCATTGATCGTGTCGCTACCAGCGCCAAACACCGTAACCGCATCGGCGCTATCAGCATTGTAAAAATACACGATGCTACCGGCAACAGCACTTGGAAGAACAACGCCATAGTTGCTGGCCGTTGATGTCGTGACCACATTGTGTCCAAGAACAAGCGCAGGAGTTGTTGAAGCGAGGGCGGTGCCTAAAGCGGTAATGCCGTAATTTGTCTGCCATTGCGGAGTTGCAAGAGCGGTATCAATTGCGTCACCGTCAGTTAAACGAAAGCCGGACTGAAAACGATCAGGTATTGCCATTTGATTTACCTCGTTTGGTCCGAGTAGATGTTATAGACACCGGGACGGACCAAGTTATCCGGCATCACAAGGCTTGGGATCTGCGTATTTGCAGACCGCACAGTTTGCATGGAGTCTTTCGCCAACCCTTCATAAGTCGGATCTGGCGGAAGTCGGTATGCAGCGCGGGTTCTTACAACAAGATTGTAGTGTAATGCTGCAAGATA